CTACAAACGATGCGTCAGCGTATTGGTGGCAACACCTATATATAAGGCCTTTCTGCCAGTTTTTTTGCCAGCTGGTAGATAGGAGATTATACCCTTTCTGCCAAAATGACATTTTAGTCTTGGCAACTGCCAAATTCCCTATCTGCCAGATTGCTTTTTAGTATTTTTCCCTTAAAAAGATAGGTGACTTCTTACTGATACGATAATGCCAATTGAGCTCATTAGGGTCTTTTGGATAGTAACCACAGATTATCATTGCGTCTTTAAATTGATTATTGGTAAGATAGATACCTGTTTCATTTTGCAGATAGTGCTTCAAACCATAACTAGAATGATGGCGATTCTCTGTTTTTCTTGGGATTATTCCATTTTTAATCCAGTTCAACACAGTCTGTTGTTGTTCTAAAGAGAGTTCACTGATTAGTTCGCTATCTTCCCAGCCATTTTCGTCTGTATAGGGTTTATTGTTTTTAATCATTCTTTTTGTTCCTTTCCACATTGTTTTTTCGTGTGATCACACCTTTTGAAGTTTCATATTCATCATTGAACTCTGTGACTCTTGACCTTATAGTTCGGTCTGAAATACCCAGATACTCTGCAAGGACAGATGCTTCACACGTTCCATCATCACGCATATTGATATCAAAGGCATTGTCGAATTCATCTTTTCTAGATTCCGATGTTTGGTTTCGCTTACCACTTTTCTCTAGGTTTGCTTTAGGGTCACCATCGGCATATGTTTTATCAAGAATTCCTTTATCGTCGATTCTATGTATAGGGTATTCAAACCAAAAGTTTACTGGCTTAAAGTTTTTAAATTCACGTAAACTGCTCTCAAGTCGCCATGCAGTCGATGACATGACATCCGCATTTTGAGCCATAAATTCATCAGTTGTTTCAAGCTGAATCATATCAAGTTGTGCGTCTGGATCACGAGCGAAAACCCCCGAACCTGAAGCCCTATCCATAGCCCTTTTAAATCCCTGCGAACCTTTCGAGTGATGATGACAATAGATAGCAGCACAGCCTGTTTCGTTACAGATTTTATCGAATAGATTACTGAACGCACCCATTTCAGAGGCGTTGTTTTCATCACCAGTAATCACTTTATAAATTGGATCGATGATAATTGCATCGAAGCCTTGATTTTGTACTTTACGAATTAGTTTAGGTACGAGTTTATCGAGTGGCATCGCACGACCACGAAGGTTCCAAACCTTAATGTTTGAACTGTTTGTTGGTTTAAGTTTTAGCGCTTTATAGATTTCATCAAATCGATGTAAGCAGCTTGCTCTATCTATTTCTAAATTCACATAAAGCACCTTCGACTTTTTACACTGGAAACCTAACCATTTAAAACCTTCAGATAATGCAATAGCAAGTTCCATCAATAAGAAACTCTTACCTGCTTTAGAGGAACCAGAAATCAACATTTTATGTCCTACTCTAACAACACCTTTGATTAGTTCTGGAGCTAGTGGAGGTAGATTTGGTAGTTCTTCATCAAGTGAATCAATACTAGGCAATTCATCCGCTATTCCTTCTGCAAAATCTAACCATTCATTCCAGTTTTTTCGTCCAATATTGATATCCACTAATGTTTGTACGATGCCTTTTCTTGTAACACCTGGAATTCTTGATAATCTCGATGGATTGCGATTTGCCTTATCAACTTTTAAACCATTTTTTCCTAAGAAATCATATAGATATTCCACTCGCTTGCGGTATTGATTAGCATCATTAGCATCAACCTTAACGATGGCATGTAGGCTCTTACCGCCACTATGAACTAAACAGGCGATAGGCAGTTCAAACTTACGATAAAGTGCATCTTGCTCAGGGATTGGCATGTCATCGGATTCGACTAGTGCATAGGTATACCTGGTAATGTTTTCATTTTTTACACCACTACCATCAACAGGATTAAATCTTATCCAAGCGCCACATTCATCCTTCCAATCACCGAGTACTGCTCCGATATCATCAGGATGTTTTTTAAGTAACGCGATGAGTTCTTGTGCGGTTCGGTCAAATTGTCCTTTACCAGGCATCCATTTACCTTCGCTGTCCTGCCACACATCATTCGTAACATAACCCACAAACTCATCATCTTTAAATAGGGTTTCTAGATAAGAAATGAGTTGCTCTGTTGGTGTTTTATCTACTTTCGGATCGTAAATTGTTCCATCACCATCGTATTGGATAATGTCGTCCCACTCCATCGCACCTCCATAAGGTTGCCAGCCAGTGTCTTTAGCCATTTTGATGATTGTTCCACCGGAAATGGGGTTAGAGGAGCCGATGAAGCTCCTCCACTTCCTGTCGCATTCTCCATCTTTATAACGGCTATCATTCTTGCTCCAAGTATCCCATACAGAACAATCGTAACCTTCAGCTTTAAGTGCCATACCAACATTGACCCATTCTTGGTACGATAATTTTGATACATCAATTTGCTTCAGAGCTTCTAATATGTTGTCCATTAAAGTACCTCCTACGGTTGATAGCTTGTTACGTTGACACCTCTAGGTAACATCCATTTGTTTTCTGCGAGTCTTGAAACCATCTTGCTTGCTGATTCGAATGGCCACATACCCACGTGTAAGAAACCATAACGTTCAAGCAATCGGATTTGTTTCGGTGTGGCAAGACCTTCTATTTGTCTATTTTTTAACTTATCGATAAGCATACTGGCCATACCACAACTGGTTACAGCCTCAGGATAAATTCCATGTTTTTCTAAGTAATTAAGTTGCTTTTCTGTCGCTGGTCCCATTTCCCAACTAAATGTTGGTTCATAGTTCGCTAGGTCTTCTGCAGCAATTGAAAACGCATATTGAATCGGATCTACTAATCCACTCTTTCTCTTGCGCATTGCAGCTAGTTCTCTCGCCAGTGCTTCTTCGCGTTCTTGAATGACATCATTTTCTGCTTCAACTTCTGCTTCAAGCAAATCAATGCCACTTTCACGATCCATCATTTTCTTGTCAATTCGTTTGGCTAATTCTTCATCTTTAGAAACAAGTGCTGATGGTCTGCATAAATCGTGACGTTCAGTCATCCATAGAAAATCGAGTAAGAGAAGTTCTTTTTTATTGGGAGCAATACGCATACCGCGACCGACCATTTGTTGGTATAAACTTCTGATTTTTGTTGGTCGAAGCACGATGATACAATCGACAGCAGGACAATCCCATCCCTCTGTTAAAAGCATCGAATTACATAAAACATCGTATTCACCTGCTTCAAAATCTGCTAAGATTTCATCTCTATCTGTACTATTGCCGTTTACTTCAGCTGCTTTTAATCCATGCAGATTAAGCAGTTCACAGAACTTTTGAGATGTCTTGACTAACGGTAAGAAAACAACGGTTTTTCGACCTTTACAGTAATTCAACATCTCAAGTGCAATTTGATTTAAATAAGGATATAATGCTGTCCCGATTTCACCAACTGAATAATCCCCATTCGAAACAACCACATTATGGATATCTAATTCAAGAGGAATCATCTGAGCCTTAATCGGGCATAGATAACCTGCTTTAATCGCTTGATGCATCGAGTATTCGTAGGCTTTTGAGTCATAGAATTTACCTAGATTCTTTTGATCTGCTCGATCGGGAGTTGCTGTCACACCGAGCACGTTTGCACCATCAAAATAAGTTAATATGCGTTGATAAGTATCACTCATCGAATGATGCGCTTCATCCACCACAATCGTCTTATAATGGTTCTTTGGAAATCCATTCAATCTTTTTTCCTGAGATAAGGTTTGAACAGAAGCAATGGTCACTAATTTAGAAGAACCCACAGAGGTGGACTCAGCCTTTTCCAAAGCTGAATCCAATCCACTGGTTTCTTTTAATTTTGAAGATGCTTGATCGAGTAATTCACCGCGATGGGCAAGAACTAACGCTCGACTTCCATCTTTTGTTTCTTCTTCAATTACTTTTGAAAATACTACGGTCTTTCCAGTTCCTGTAGGAAGAACCAATAGAGTCCTTTGTCTTCCATCTTTCCATTCATTTCGAATCGCTTGAACTGCTTCGTTTTGATAAGGTCTTAGTATCATAACCAACACCTCTAGAAGGGAAGATCATCGAAGAATTCTTCTTTGTAATCAATAAAGCGATCGATATCATTAATGACTTTTTCTTCACCTTGTTGGTTGGTATACGTGCGTTGTTTCACGTGACAGCGTCCTTGAGAACCAACTACTTTGTTCCAATCCATAGTCAATTTCTCGCCATGTTTTTTCTGACCAATACATCTGAAGAATGCAGAAATGCGCCATTCTAGTGAGCGATATAACAACAAATCAAACTTAACTGTTGCGACACCATCTTTGTGATGCACTTGTACGGTAATGGAAGCTTTATTACATGGAGGAACCTTTGGACCACCAGGGAATCTTCCACGTTCAAAATTAGTAACTGTAAAATTGTAATCACCTTCAGGCAGTAAGACATACTCCTGCCCATCGGTTTCGATGGAATCGTTCCAGTCCATCAACATATCTTTGTTTTCAATCATGGTTATTGTTCTCCTTTGTTATTTTTCATGGATTCGAAGATCTTCTTCCAATTGGGTATGATCCATCGTGTGATAAATTCATCTGAGTAATTTGCTATCGGCTCTGTTTCTTGATAATGACCTCGAGTCGCTACGACTTTTTGTAATGCTACTTCTGTAATTTCAGCATCTTCAATCATCTTTTTAAGTCTTTCAACTGAGGCTCTGACGACTTCTTTTTGAGGTTTCGTTTCAGGTTTTGATAAGTCTTGTCCATCAAATAAATGAGCAATCGAAGCAAAATTAAGTTCTAATTCTTCTGGCAAGTTAAACCTGTTTTTCGCATCATAGGTTGGATTGTGCGTGGTGTATAAAACCCGCTTTCCACCTTGTGCTTTCTTCGTATTGTTTTCTGCTGTAACAACGTAAATCTTGTAATTGCAGAAGAGGAGTGCATCACACCATTCCTTGATAAGTGGTGCGACTTGTCTAGTGAGTTTCATCTCATAACGGTCGAATGCACCTTGTTCTTCTGGAAGTTCAAACTTTCTAGGTTTTGCATGGGCAGTAATCACTACGTTGATCCCTACTTCGATTAACTTATCAAGTAGCGATAGAAGCTTTGAATATTCATCGAGTAAATACACATAGCCTTTTCCAAAACCAAAATCTTCAATGTTGTTTTTTCGATACTTTTCACAGACTGCATTGATGCAGAGGAACTCCGACCAGTCAGCGGTATCCAAAACCACTGTTTTGCAGATATCAGGATTCGCATTGATTTCTTTAACAATCGAGATCAATTCATCCCATGACTTATTGCATTTAATGCGTCTGATGTTTAAGTTACTTGTTCCACCCTCTGTATCGATAAACAGTGGGTCTGGGAATTGACTGGCAAAAGTTGATTTACCGATTCCTTCTGGACCATAGATGACAATTTTTAGTGGACGTTTTTCTTTACCTTCAATGATGTTTAACATTCTTTTTTATCTCCTTCTTCTAAATGAGTGACCTCTTCACGAGGATCTGTTTTGGGTACTAATACGATCGAGCCAACTTGCATAGTAATGTAACTACCTAATAGGTCATTCAGTTTGTCTTTACCGACTCGTTTCGTAAGCTCAGTAATTCCTGCTACTTTTCTAGGTGCATAGGGATCAATCCCTGCTTCTTCACAAACCTTGATGACCGCCTCTTCATCCGTAATCTTTCGAGAACCTTTCGAATGGACCAGTTTGTAATTCGTCCACTTGTGGCCATTCATCGCTTTCTTTAAGGCAAACTCCTTCAAATCTTCTGCATACTGAATCACACCATCGAGTTTAGGAAGTAACGCTTCGATTTCAGCATCCGTCAAGGTAGCAATAGATTTGTTGGTTTGTTGGATGATTTCCTGGCTGGTTTCAGCTCGCTTCGTACATATCGCTTTACCTGCGCAATTTTTACAATACTTGCCTACTTTTGCTTCTGGACTTGGAACTTTGGTACGTTGTACAGCAGGGATTAAAATGTCTTTTTCGAACTGTAACAAGTCATCAATTGTCATCTCATAATCGTTCGTATTTGCAATCACTGGTTGATAGATCACAAGTCGCACCTTTTTGATTGGATACAATTCTTTGTAAGCCTTGTAAAAGTAGAGTGCATAAATCCCGAGTTGCGTATTAAACTGTCCACTTTCTTCATCAAATGCGTACACAGGAATACGTCCTGTTTTTAAATCAATGACGGATAGCGTACCTCCATCGATGGATGAAATGATTCCGCAATCGAGTGTTCCTTTTGCATCGTCATCGAAATCCATGTCCAGTTGCTGTTCAATAACTACCAGTGGTTCATCCTCAGATCGTTTCTTTTCAAACTCGATCGTTTTAACTACAAAATCGGCATACCCATCCGCGATTTCGTGCATTTCAGGGGAGTACAGACTGAGCTCTTTGACTAGTTCTTCTAGTGGTTTTATTTGGCTATCGTAGTCAACTAGATTCAATGATTTGCTGATAAGCGCAGCACCTAATTCGTGACATTGAGTTCCAAACTCAGCCTGTGGACTCGACTCTTGATTTGTCCCATCGTTTAAGAGAGTGCTTAATGGGCAATTGAGCCATATACTACTCTTGCTAGGACTGTACTTTCTGCTGTGTGTCGTCGGGCTTTGAGACATCTTCCTTACCTCCGTTGTTTTCTGTTTCTTCTGGAAGCAACATAACTTCCAGTGCCAATGTTTTAGTCGTCTCACTGATGAGTAACAGTGCTTCGACTAAATCCTTATCGGTGAGAAAAGGTTTGATTGGCTTTTTCTCTTTCTTCATTTCTAAACCTCCTTTTGGTTTGAAAAGGGTTGCTTGACCTTCTCAATAGTTAAATGGCGAAGTATATTTCGGTTTGCCGGTTAGAATTCATATTTTTTCATTTTTTCTTTTAATTGCTCGATGAGTTTGACTCTTTGCTCTTGAACCATACTTCTAGATTTTTTGACGATAGTGGCTATGGCAGCATCGGTTTTCCCTTCACTAAAAAGCTTCAATATTTGCTGGTCTGTTTCATTGAATTCGTTAACCAAACTCCATATGAGTTCATTGCGTTCTTGCTCAACTCTTGTTTCTTGATCCGCTTCATATGAACCATCTGAGAATTCAAAATCATAATTATCGTGTAAGTAATCTATTGATATTGGATGTCCATCTCTTTCTTTTGGACACTGACTACAATCAGCTCGACATTTAATCAATCCGAATTTTTCCGAGTGGATCATGCATCTCGACTCTGTGTCTTTTCTGCGGATTTCGTTTCTTTCTTCATTCC